ATGTCCGGTTCAGAAGTCCAATTCGATGATGTTGGTTCAGAAGTCAAATTAGATAGAGGCGTATCAGTATTAGTTTGATTTAATATACTTTCATTTGTTCGTAAAAAATCTATTGCATTCTGTTCGTTATTTGTAAAAAAAGTATTACCATTTATTGAATGATAAGAAACACCAACAACGAAACAAATTATAAGAATAAAAAGAATAACAACATTGTTTCTCGTAAACCAACTCTTATTTTGTTTGTTATTGTATTGTTGACCGTTTTGTCTATTCCTCAAAGGTTCTTGGGCTCTATGTGCTGCAGTAGCGGCTTTTCTTGCTTGCAGCTTTGCGTCTTCTTTTGCCTGAGCATCTGCTTGTGCTGCATTTGACATGTATGCTCCTCCTTTTCTTGAATATTTTGTTGTATGTTTTCTTGAATTTTTGGTTTGTTTTTTCGTATTTTTGGTTTGTTTTTTGGTTTGTTTTGCTTTTGTTAATTTCTGCATTTCTAAAAAATTTGATTTGTTTTTATTTATATATTTAGAATAAATAATGTCATATAAGTGAAGTTGATGATTCTGGATAAAATTGTGATATTACAAAAATTTATCCGATGAGATAAAAATATATTTAATATTATAAAAATAAATTGAATGGCCTCTATAATATCTCTTGCGACTGATATAGTCACTACACCTATAAATTTTGCGTTGAAAATTCCTCTTGCTACTGCAGAAGCAATATTGTTGGCGTTAAATGTTCTTTTAGTTGGCAGATATGTGATATATCCTGCTGGAAAATTTATCATTGGTGACATTGCCTATCCAACATTTGTCAATGCAATTCGAATGGCACGCAAAACTCCTATGAAATTTTTATCTATACCTATCAATTCCGTAAACACAAAAAAATGCACAAAAAAAGCAGATTGTAAAAAAAATCGTTTACAAACACAATGTCGCAAAAATACATTTCGTCGTGATTTTACATGTCAGTTAAAAAACAGAGATCCTTATTTTACAAAAACAATTGTTCAAAACGATCTTGAAAATGCAATAAAATTTAATGGAACGTATGTTGTGTTTTTAATTGTCCAAAGTTACAAAGAAAGTAATCCTAATCAATTTCGTATTTTCATCAAAAAGAGAACTAATCAATATAAGAGTTTATACCATAAAAAACATTACAAATCAATGTTTAATATTGGGCGAACAAATTGGCAATTGTTCACAAATTACATTGCTGCATTGGTTACATCGTATCCGGAAATGTTTGTAAGATTTTCATTCGACAATACTTTTGTTGTAAATGACGTTTTACCAGAATATGATAATAAATATTTGTATACAGTTGATTTTTCCAAAGAAAATTATTTGAAACTTTCGAAAGTTGAAGTTTGATTTTTATTAGGAAGAACCATTTTATTACACTTTAATATAAATGTTCTTTTTGTAGATTTTAATTTTGTATCTATTATAATTTTTGTAATGTGTTGTGAAAGAATTATATCTTTTACTTTTTGAACAGTTAAAATATCATTTTGATTTACTTTCAAAAATGCATACAAAGATTCATCGTAACTTATCTTTTCATCTTCGGATATATTTTCATAAAATCCATTGTTTCTTAATAAATACATTTTCACATATCTATCTATATTTTCTTCTGACCAACAATTTTTCTTAGGGATATTGAAAAATGTAGTTAAAGAATCACTTAATCCATATAATTCTTTGCTTAAAAAACATATTTTGAAATGAAATCTTTTAATTATTTTTGAAATATCGACGTAAAATAACACGTCGTTCTTCTTAAATCGCAACAACTTAAATAGTTGTTTGTCGTAAAAGACAAGACCATTGACAAGTAATTTATTCTTTGTAATGTACGAAAATAACAATTTAGTAATTGTAGTTTTTCTAAAAATAAATTGTGTATCATCAATACATGAAAAGTTCGATTTTAAAAAATAATGAAATTCATTAGTTATCAATACTTCTGTTTCCATTTTAACAAATATTTACTGTACTAATAAAAAATATACATTAAAAAAAAATATAAATAAGCAAATCATTTTTTCAATTTTTCTTCTTATTCTTTTTGCTTTTTACAACCGTTCCACTATCTCTAATCCTAAAGTTCTATTGAAAAATAGAACAATCATCAAGCGTTTAAAGTCTGATAAGATAAATTTACAGCCCAGGAACTCTGGCTGCCAAGAAATTATTCTTGGAAAAGTTTTTTAGTTTTATGTCTCGGTAAGAACGACCGACAGAGAAGTGTAAACGGGCGATCTTGGCTCTCGATCTCTCGTATTTTACTACGCACTGACTTTTCGTTATAGTTTTTAATATAAAATGTGTTTTTTTCATATCCGTTTCGGATATCGGATATCTCTTTCGAATTGAAAAAATCATAATTTTTCAAGAAAAAGACAGCAATAACAAAATTGAAATCACAGTCTTCTTCATAATTAAACTTAACAAGATCAATAATCAGAAATGATGGAAGAAACAAATGAAAACAAATGTATCATCTGTCTTGAAGATGACATATCTCGTGAGATGTGTAAGTGTCATCAGTGTGTTGCATATACATGTTATGATTGTTCTGTACAAATGTACAACAAATCAATGGAAAATTGTCCGCATTGTGGAATAACTCAACCTGGAACTCCATGGTTGAATCGTTTTGAGTTGAGAGGATGTCGTGATAATTTTCTATATGAAGAAGTTAGATCTATCTTATTTCCAGAGATTGCAAGCGAAACCGAAGAGAATCATGAATATGAAGGAATGAGATGTATTTTATTTCCAGAGATTGAAAGCAACAACGAAAACGAAAGTAGTACTGCTATAGAAGTTTTAGCGAATACTTCACTTTTTTGAATAATATATATTTTTTACTGTCATAATTTATGTTGTAGCACTATGAGTTTTTAATTTTTTTTTGTAAAAAAAGTATAATTAACCAAACTTGATTTTCGGTTTTTGTCTTGATCGTATTGAACCATATTTAAGTTGTTTTTGTCGTTTGAACCTGGTCCGTAAAGAGTATGTGTATGTTCAGGATTCCAAACACTAGATTGATGAGGATTAAGAAAAGATTCAATTTCTTGAGTGTTCATGTTTCCTAACCCTAGGAACAATAATGCCAATAGTAACATGATTAGTAAAATGTTTCGATTAGTTTGATTGTCAAGCATTTCCGAGTTATTTTTATTTAATTATAATAACTTCAGTAAAATATTTGTAATTTTGTAAAATTGTAAATTTTAAAAAAGTTTTGAATGAATACGTTTGAATTCAAATATCATTTTTATCAGAAGTATATTAAACATACATGTCAACTGAATTTTCTACCCCTATAAATAATTTGCAAGTTAGTTCAACAGATATTATTCAAGATATTCAAAATGAGCTTGATGCAAAAAACAACATAAACGACTCAATTCATGAACGAACTTTAGATACAAATACAAATATATTGCCATTATCAGCAACAACAATTCAGGACATTGAATCGTCAAATGTGAATAAAACAACTGATGTTAATAAAATAGATATGAATAATTACAACGAAAATAACGTTAATGAAGACTTAGATGAAGATATAGAGGAAGAAATGGATGATGATAATGAAAGTAGTTATGAGGAAAAAACAGAAAAATCAATGTTAGATTATACGATGGACTTTCTGAGTGACGTAAAAAACTTTTCAAAGTTAGTCATTTTATTTGTATCTATAGGTGTGATGTTTTATTATTTGAATACATATGCATTGGGAAAATATTATGCAAATATTTCGGTGATCGTCAAATATCCAATTATAAAGGTGATTTTAGACAATGTGATTAAAGCAACTTTATTTATTTTCTTCATGAAATACATTACTTAATTTTACTTTTTTAAGTAAATTAATGAAAGCGTAAATTTGTATATGCATTTTGACTACAAAAGATGTCATATGTTCAATTTCAGCGTAAACTATACAAAAATCAATCAAGTCTCTTTCGTTTTCAATGTGAAGAATTACTTCTTCATATACACCTCGTATCCAAAACCGAAATTCCAAAGAATTATTACGTATGAATGTTTTTAGATATGCATATGACTCTTCCAAATTGTGTGAAAATAAAAATGTCGTAAATTCGTGAATACCTTCTTTGTTTGAATGCAAATTTAAATTTACGTCATTGTTTTGCAACAATGCTTGTGAAATATTCAAAAATTTACGAAAATCACCTTTAGATAAGTCGTAAATTTGCTCAAAATTTAATTCTTCTTTTGATGGTTCTATTTCAATAGTTGACAAAATTTTTGTTTTTACGTAATCAATCATTTTATGTTTTTGTATCGGTGGAAACATAATCTGACACATTCTTGATAATAATGAATTTTGCAATGAATATTGATTGTTTCCAATTAAACAAAATTTAGTATGAGTAGAAGAATCAATGATATCCTTTATTGTATTTTGAATATCCATACCCATACTATCTATTTCGTCAACAATTACCAATTTTATTTTCGAAGTTTGAAATAAAGACGATGTTGTTGCAAAATTTTCAATTTGTTTGCGAATGTTATCATTGCTTTCTTCGTCAGATGCATTTATATTTAATACCATCGAATGATTAATATTATTGTAAATGGAATTAACAATGGACAATACAAATGAAGTTTTCCCTGTACCAGATGGACCATATAGAAAGAGATGTGGTAATGTGGATAATGAAATATAATTTCGAATTGTATTTAAAACGCATTCATTAATAATTAAATTATCAAACGTTTTTGGTCTGTATTTTTCAATCCATGGCAAATTTTCTTTTTCTAATTGCATTTAATTTAATTTATTTTCTATTTTACTTAAGTTTATTTTTTTGATATCTTTTTGAAATAATAAATTATTGAAGGAATTAAAATCAATGCAAAAATTGGTAAAGCATACTTTGGGTTATAAATTAACTGAGAGTATGATTCTACATAAAATGTACCTATAAGTTCATTAAAAAGACCTGTTGCAAAAAACGTTAAATATAATAGTAATAAAATACCACACATTGCATCACCCCATGGATCATCTGATTTATGTGCTGTAAAAATAGGTGATGGAAATACATAAAGTAATAATGCAAATACCAGTATCTTATTCACAATAATTTCAAAGGAAGGAGTGTCTAGTTTCATTGGTGCCACAAGTAAATAACATATTAAATACAACATTAAAAAAATATAGATAGCAATTTGAAATTTTTTGTTTTTTGTTTTAGCATTTATTAATAGAAATAAAATTAAAATAAAAGTGAGAGCAAATAAACCATACATTGCACCTTTTTTTAAAACATCTCCTCCTAACAATATGTCATTGAAAGAAAGTAGAGGTTCTGCATTTTCTGCTGCTCGTTGTGCAAGTGCTGCGGCCTTTTCTTGTGCTGCATATCTTGCTGCATTTTTTGCATCATTTACTTTTTGTAGATAGTCATTGCCACTATTTTTTAAACTCTTTGCTGAATTCACTGCTGCATCTTTGGTACGCTGTGCTGCATCTTTGGCACTCTGGGCCATTTCTTTAAAACTAAGTCCACCATAATTTTGTAAAGGTGGTTGATAAGGATTTCTTAGAATGTCTCGACTAAATGCGGATACTAGTGAATTATGAGGTTGATAGGAAGGATTCATTTCTTCTTTTTTATATTATGGATATCAAATAAATTTTTCCAAACAAAAAAACACAATATACACATTTAAGAAATGATATGATTCAACTAGAATGGTTTTTTTTCACTGTAATAGTATAATACAAAAAAATGTCGGAAATGAATAAATATCTTATTGTTGCTTTTATGGTATGTGCGGTAGTAATATTGTTTGTTGTGTATAAAAAATTTTTCGAAGAAGATACTAATTTTTCAACGACATCAGATAAAGATCCTACCGTAGATGAAAGTTTGTTTGATTTGCCATCTCAAGAAGAAGTCTATAATGTCGGAAACAATATTTTTACATATGACGATGCGAATGCAGTATGTAAAGCATTTGATGGTAGAATGGCGAATATCGATGAAGTAACCCGTGCTCATGATAAAGGAGCTCATTGGTGCAACATGGGTTGGACTGACGGACAAATGGCTACTTTTCCTGTTCAAAAAGAAGAATGGGATAAACTACAAAAAGGACCAAAAAGACATAAGAATGATTGTGGTATTCCAGGTGTTTCTGGTGGTTATTTTCAAAATGATAAAATGCGTTTTGGTGTAAATTGCTATGGTACAAAACCATCTCAACGTGAAATTGATGAAGTATACGCAAAATATTCGGATTTGTTACATGATGAAGAAGATAGCGAACAAGAAAAAATTGATGAATTTGCAAGACAAAAAGATGATATATTCATCCTTCCTTTCAACAAATCTAAATGGAATCGTTAATAAAAAAACAAAGTGCGTCAAGTTAATATAAAAACAAATACAGTTTGAAATTATAAATGGAAGTTGAAATTTCCCATTGTAAATCAAATTTAAAATGGACTTTTACTGATTATGAACATCCATCTGTAGAGTCATTTAGTTTTGAAATAATGTGCTCCAATAACAGTACTATTTATCTCAAACATATGATTATTATTGGCTTTTTAGTTGCTTATCTATACAATCCTAATGTACAAAAACTTTATTTTAACACCGCTGTTCCATTTTACATGATAAACATTTTTGATTCTTTGAATATTGAAATTACTCCGATTGTTTATTCTAAATATTCTGATAATATTGTTGTTGACATCGAAACTGAAGATAAAAATGAAAATGAAATTTTAGATGTAAAATTACAAGAACATTTAATGAAATGTCCTTTGAATTCTGTCTCTATCAATTCTTCATCTGTATGTCCATACGATTTAATTTTTGCAGAACTTCTTATCAAGCATTTTTCTTCATTGAATAATATTTCCAAAATTTGGTTTTTGAAATTTCGAAATATATGTGAAAACGAATATCACGAATCTTTTGAAAAATCTTTTTATTATAGTGATAAATTCAACGAAAACGAAAAAGTTTCTTCTTTAATCATCTTTTACAAATTTCATAATTTAGCACAAAATAAACTCTTTCAAATTGAAAACAATCCTTTTTTTACAATCATTCCTTCTTTTTTATACGCAAAATACTGCAATTTCAAATTTATCACGATGAATTTAAATAATTCACAAATTCCATTATGTCCTTTGTATAAACATATTATTGATATTTCAAAAATGATTGATTCTTCTAAAAAACTAACTCTGCTTGTTCCCTTTAAAAACGATACATTGCCAATTTGCTTAAATAAATGGTATTTAGGAATTTTAAATGTAATAAAAGTAAATCCAACTGAAAACTGTCTGAAAAAAGATAATTTTATCAAAGAAGTATACAAGATGGTATGTTACGATTTTTTATCATCAACTCCGAGTATGAATATTGTGTTAAACAAAGATCTTTCATCCAATTGTAAATGTTTGAATTGCTTTCAATATTGGTGTTTAGCTAGAAAATACATATTTAAAGAAAATATTAATTCTACTTTTACACAAAAATTTATTGATAATTTAAAAAAAAATCATCCTAATGCGTTTCAAGTTAATACGGTTCAATATCAGTATTTATGGAAAACATTTTGGAGCTTAATTCAAGTCTGATAAACAATATTTTATTCTAGAATTATCGTTTTACTGAGGGTTTTCTTCTTTTTTTTTGTTTTCGAGATTGTAATCTTTTACCGTTCTTTGATTTCTTTGATTTCTTACTTTTTCTTTTTTGACTTTTTTGACTTTTTTGTGAAGAAGCATACGGAGGTGGATAACCCATGTTTACTGGGCCCGGTGATTGTGGATAACCCGTGTTTAATGCACCCGGTGGACCAAAGCCTGGTGCGCCATATCTATCAAACCTGTTTGGGTCAGTTGGTGATTGACCCAACGCTGTTGTAATTGCTTTTCCAATAAAACCCTTTGGCATAGACCAACCTTTCTTCCCACCCCGTGATGATTTCGATGAACCAAACAGATCCTTACTCACTGATGATTCATTGGGTGATCCAAAGAGTGCACCCTGTCGTGCATCTGGTGAGCCATCGCGTGATCCAAAGAGTGCACCCTGTCGTGCATCTGGTGAGCCATTGGGTGAATACAAACTTCTCTTATTATTTCTCTTCGATTGTAGATATACCTCTTTTTCCGCTTTTTCCCGCTGTGTCTTTTCATATTCTTTATGAAATCTGTCTTTTTCTTCTTCACTTAAACCAGAAATTTCCTTAACAAAAGTAATACTAGTTCCTGGATCTACTACAGCAACTTCAGGTCTTAAAGGAGGAGCAACATCTCCTTCTTCTTTTTTTTCAATTTCTCCAGCAGCATACCCATCATATTCACGGGTTGATGCAATGTAATTAACGAACAAGTTATCTTTCTCTACTATTGAGTCTCTTTGTTGATTTCTACCAGCAGTATTAACTCCATAATTATTTTTCATTATTTTTTGTATGTCTGGAGTAGCGGAATTATAAAATTGCATTATGTTGTCCGGTTTATCTACCGCAAGTAGTTTTAGGGGT